ATATTGTCTGAGGATCAACTCGCCACTATAAGAAAAAGATTATATAAAGGTGGGAAAAATGGAAGATATTAATTGGACACAGGAGCAGATGTTAGAAATTGGTTTGAAAGAACCTGATGACTTTCTTAAAGTTCGTGAGACACTATCACGAATTGGGGTCGCATCTCGCAAAGAAAAGAAACTATATCAGTCATGTCATATTCTGCACAAGCAGGGTAGGTACTTTATTGTACACTTCAAGGAGTTGTTTGCTCTTGATGGTAAGAACACAAATCTATCTACCAATGACATTTCTCGTAGGAATACGATTGCAAATCTGTTGAAGGATTGGGGATTGGTTAACATTATTGGTGAGCTTGGAGAAGTTGCTCCCCTTAGTCAGATTAAAGTTCTGTCTTATGCAGAGAAGAATGATTGGATACTAGAAACTAAATATAACATTGGTAAGAAAAAAGAAGTCTAATGGAAAAGTTCAAGTCATTCATCACAGAGGCAAAAGAAGAGCCTTATAAAATAGTTGTATTTCAAAACTCTAATGATGTTATTAGAGATGTCAAGGATTCCGCTTTAGGTGAATTGACAGAACTTCTTAAAAAGAATGCAAAGTCTGCTGGTATAGAAATATATTTTGTAGATTTTACTGGACTTCATATCTCAAAGAAAAACAATAAACAATATATTAATTCGTTTCCATTTGATGATAATGGATATGTTATGTTACCAGAACCTAAAGACAAAGAAAGGGGCGGTTATCAAGACCCTATAGAAATTGACCCAGAAAATACTATTATTATGCCAAGGGGTTTAGGAACCGTTGGTATGAGCAATAATCCAACTTGGACAGACATAATTAAAGATTTTGAGCTTCAAGAATTTTTAACAATACCCTCTATAGAAAATTGGACTATTTGTAGTAGTAAATATTTAACTGATATTTATTGTAGAAAAGCAGGGCTTAGAACTCCAAAGACAATTCCGATAACATATTCCGAAGATACTGAAAGAGTGTTTGAGGAATTAAATACAAAATTTCCAATCATATTAAAAACATCAACTGGTTCTCAAACTGGTGTTGGTGTTGTTATAATAGAGAGTATGCGTTCATTACATGCATCTGTGCAAATGTTAAAATTATATGAAAAACATATGCCCATTCTTATTCAAGAATTTATAAAAACTGATTATGATGTTAGGGTTGTAATCCTTGATGGAAAAGTTTTGGGTTCAATGAAAAGAGAAGTTATTTCAGATGGTGATTTTAGAAGTAATGTTTCTCTAGGCGCAGAATCTGCTGCTTTTGAATTAACAGAAATAGAAGAAAGAGATTCAATTATCGCAGCAAAAAGTGTTTCTGGTAGATTAGTAGGTGTTGATTTTATACCAGCAAAAAACAGAGAGAAAGAGCAACCTTATATATTAGAAGTAAATGCTATGCCGGGATTTGGTGGTATTGAAAAAATAAAAAAAGGCCTTACAAAAGAAATACTTGAATATTTCAAAAATCGTGACAATTGGACCCTTGACAAATCTACTCAAACCTGATATAGTCTTTATATGAACTTTTACACAAACGTATTGCAATACGGTAACTCTATTCTTGTCCGTGAGGTCAAGGATGGAGAACGCACGACTCGTAGAGTTAAGTATGAACCCACACTTTTTGATCTAGTCAAGACCCGTGAGGAAACTGGCTACAAAACTCTCGACGGCAAGAGTGTAAAACCACACCACTTTGATTCTATCAAGGAGGCAAAGGCATGGGTTGCTGATCGTGAGAACCAAGATATAATCTATGGTAACACGCAGTATCCCTATTGTTGGATTGCTGATGAGTTTCCTAAACAGGTTGATTGGGACTTGGACCAGATGCTCATGTACACCATCGATATTGAGGTGGAGTGTGAGAACGGATTTCCAAAACCAGAAGATGCAGCAGAACCTATGCTGTCTATCACTATCAAGAACTTTCAAACGGGTTTCATTAATGTTTGGGGAATCGGAGAGTTCACAACTAACCGTAATGATGTAAAATATATTCAGTGCGAGAGTGAGGTGCATCTGTTTAAGGAGTTCCTAGCATTCTGGGAGAACAATACACCCGACATTGTTACAGGTTGGAACACTGAGTTCTTTGATATTCCCTATCTTGTAAATCGTATTCGTAACGTCTTTGATGATGATGAGACAAAACGTCTATCTCCGTGGAAGAATGTGTTTGCCCGTGAGATATACAAGATGGGTCGAACGCATCAATCCTATACTCTGGATGGTATTTCTGCACTAGATTACCTTGATCTCTATAAAAAGTTCACATACACTAATCAGGAACGATACACCCTTGACCACATTGCGTTTGTGGAACTGGGTGAGCGTAAGGATGGTAATCCATATGAAACATTCCGTGAGTGGTATACCAAAGATTATCAGTCGTTCATCGAATACAACATACAGGACGTTGAGATTGTTGATAAGCTAGAAGATAAGATGAAATTGATTGAGCTTGCACTGACGATGGCTTATGATGCAAAGGTCAATTTCACTGACGTGCTTGGTACTGTGCGGTATTGGGATATTCTGATTTACAACTATCTGCGTGAGCGGAATATCGTGATTCCTCAAAAGTCGGAAAACAAGAAGGTTGAGAAATTTGAAGGTGCATATGTAAAAGACCCACAAGTGGGTATGCACAAGTGGGTTATGTCGTTTGACTTGAACTCCCTGTATCCCCATCTTATCATGCAGTATAACATCTCACCAGAAACTTTGGTGAATGGCGGTATCAAGCCTGTAGAGGGTATGGTTGATAAAATACTAGATGGCAAGGTCAGCAATGACACTGAGTATTGCATGACACCTAACGGTGCATTCTTTCGCAAGGACAAACGTGGGTTTTTACCCGAATTAATGGAGGGCATGTATAATGATCGTGTCAAATATAAAAGACTTATGCTCGACGCTCAACAGGAGTACGAGAACACGGGTGAGAAATCTCTACTCAAGGACATTGCCCGATACAACAACATCCAGATGGCGAAGAAGATTTCTCTTAACAGCGCATATGGTGCTATTGGGAATAATTGGTTTCGTTATTTCGATTTGTTGGTTGCTACAGCAATTACTACATCTGGCCAGTTATCTATTCGTTGGATTGAAAAGAGTCTTAACATTTATCTTAACAAAACCTTGGAAACGAAGGACGTGGACTACGTTATTGCTTCGGATACAGACAGCGTATACATTACGTTTGACAAATTGGTTAATAGCGTGTTCAAAGAGGGAACAGACACTAACACTATTGTCAACTTCTTGGATAAGGTTGCAAAAGAGAAGTTGGAATTACACATTTCTACATCTTATCAGGCTCTTGCTAAGGTAACCAACGCATACGAAAATAAGATGGAGATGGGTCGTGAAGCAATTGCTGACAAGGGAATCTGGACTGCTAAAAAGCGTTACATTCTAAACCTGTATGATATGGAAGGTGTGCGATACAAGGAACCCAAACTCAAGATCATGGGACTAGAAAGCGTTAAGAGCTCTACCCCTGCACCATGCCGGGAGAAGTTGAAGGAAGCAATCAGGATCATCATGGGTGGTGATGAGGAGATGCTAAATACCTTTATACAAGATTTTCGTGAGGAGTTTATGACATTGCCACCAGAAGATATTGCCTATCCCCGCTCCTGTAATGGACTGAAGAAGTTTCGTGGAACAGATCGTTTATTTGCACTCGGCGCACCCAAACATGTTAAGGGTGCGATACTTTACAACCATCTCGTAGATGAGAACAAACTTGGTAATAAGTACGTTTCTATTCAAGAAGGAGACAAGGTGAAATTTGTGAATCTCAAAGACAATATCTATCAAGCCTCTGCGTTTTCTTTTATGACAAAGATACCAAAGGAACTTGACATTTTATCGATGATTGACTATACTAGCCAATATGAAGACAGCTTCTTGGCGCCGTTGCGTGTGATAACGGATAAGATGAACTGGATATTGAAAAACGATGAAGTTGGAACATTAGAGGATTTTTTTGGATGAGATATTATCGCTACACATTAGATGATCTAAAGAAATCCTCTGATCGCAAGCTATTCACTTACATTTCATTCTTTGCGGGTGGTGGTGGATCATCTTGTGGCTATAAATTGGCAGGTGGTGATTGTAAATTTGTGAACGAATTTCAGCAAGTTGCAGTTGATACCTATCTTGCAAACTGGCCAGGAACTCCACACATCTGTGGTGATATCAAGAATGTAACTGGTGCTCAGATCATGGAGATGACAGGGATTAAAAAATACGAGTTGGATATTCTTGATGGCAGTCCACCTTGTCCACCATTTAGTATGTCTGGTACTAAGAAGAAGGGTTGGAATAAGGAGAAAATGGCTTATGGTATGAAGCAACAAAACATTGAAGATTTGACATGGGAGATGATTCGAATTGCCGGTGAGATG